TAGGCTCCGGTCTCGTGGGCTCGGAGATGTGTATAAGAGACAGGATTTATTGGATGTGGCATTGCGTGATATGAATTTACATTCAAATTGTACTTTATATGAACTTGAATATGATTCTAAAGCACATATCTATCGAATTGTAACCACACCAAAAACTAAATAATATATAATAAGGCAAGTCTTGTTGACTTGTCTTTTTTTGTAGCTTAAAATTAACATAAATGGGAGGTGTGACTATGACCGAGGAAGAAAAAATTGATGAAGTAGAAGAAAAAGAACCCGTTGAGGTAGAAACCAAAGAAGAACAGGCAAAAGAAGATGCAGAAAACGAAAGTCAATCAACAGACATCGCTGAATTAAAAGAAGCGATTGAAGATTTATTGACACGAGTAGAGCAATTAGAGTCTGTCCGTCCAGAGGTAGAACCTGATAGCGTAACGGATACCATTCAGCCAGAACTAGACCCAACGGAAGAAGACCCTACAAAAGATGAAGATTTATTGGACGAGATTGAAGAATATTTGGACGTATAACCACCTTTAAGAAAGGAGGTTCATTTTTATGAACCCAGAACAAAACGAACGACCATCTTTGATGCAGTCTAATTATTCAGATAATAAATTAGACAAATCAAAAGAATTAAATGAGCGCATGAGTATTACACAACAAGCGCCCGATGAATATGAAAATAAACTACACTCTATCCAAGGAGGTAACGAATAATGCCAAAAACGCAACGTGATGCCGTCACACTAGCCACGGCGGATGCCTTAAAAATGTGGAATGCCGACCATGGCACAGCATGGCAAATTGGTGAAAACTGGTCTAATGTGAATACCGAGTTTGAAACCTTTATTAATAAATATCTATTTCCAAAAATTAACGAAACTTTACTAGTTTCACAAGCATTAGGCAATCGTTTCCAACGTTTCGCAAAAGAAGTTGACTTTATCGGTCAATATTCAGAAGAATACGTTATCCTTGATAGTGTGCCTGTGGCAATGAACTTATCAAAATCAGAAGAAATGATGCTTAAACGTGAATACCCTCGTATGGCTACTAAATTGTACCATGAAGGTATTGTAAAGAAAATGAAATTCACGTTAAATAACAACGATACACGTTTGAACTTTTCTACATTAGGCGATGCTATCAACTATGCAACAGGTGTCTACCGTAAGAAAATTTCTGATATTAATGTTCAAGAAGAACGTGAAATGAAAGGAATGCTTGTTGACTATGCAGAACGTAACGTAAAAGACGTTCGTCAAGTCACATCAGAAGAAGAATTATTCGAGGAAGTATTCACTGCATTATTAAACGTACAAAATAACAGTGAAAAACACAATGAAGCGGATACTGCATCTGGTGGTGCATTAGGTCGCTATACTACCGTTTCAAAATTAGATAAACTTTTAATTTTAACAACGGATAAACTAAAAAGCTACTTATTAAACACCAAAATTGCGAACACATTCGCCAATGAAGGTATTGACATGACCGACCACATCATGAGTTTTGATGACTTAGGTGGAACGTTCCGTTTGACTGCTGATGTAACCATTGCAGAGGTGGATACCATTGCTAAATTCCGTTCATTGGGAGATTATCAAATTGCCATCGGTGATATTTTACCGAAAGGAACAGTATTGACGTTTGATATTTCTGAATTAGTAGAATTTAAAGGCAAAGTGGAAGAAGTAAAACCATCTTCTGACTTGTGGGCATTTGTCTTGGATGTGGATTGCATTCGATACAAACAATACACTAAAGGCATGTTAAAACCACCATTCTACAATGGCGAATATGATGAAGTGACTTACTGGTTGCACTACTACTCAAACAAATTCATTTCACCATTCTATAATAAAATTTTGGTAAAGGGAAAAGCAGGCGCATAAGAAAGGATGGGTATTTATGAGTGAACATAGCTTTCACAATCCGAACCCTAACAATCCTAATGCGTTAAATGGCTTAGAACCTGAATTATCGGTACAATTAAAGGCGAAAGTCGTTGCAATGCGTAACGCCTTTCGCCGTTTATTTATTAATCGAATTTTAGAGATTTTGCCATTAACGATAAAATGGTTAGGAGCAGAAAACACGGCACTAGATGTTGTTCGGTGTGAGTTAGCGTTACGGCAAAACAATAAACTAGCCATCGGAATTGCCAACAATGGCAAATTGATGTTATTAGGCATTGTTACAACCGTGCAGGGTGTAAGTGATGCCACCAACTTATGGAACCGCCGTAGATTGACAGAAAGAGATATAAATTGGATAATTCCAAGACCGTTGCGCCCAAAAAAAATGCGTGAAATTACGACCTTGGATGATTGTGAAACAGGCAATTTTGTTGTCCTAACAAATAAAGTAGCCAACTATGTTTCCGATATGGAAGTTATTGAGCATTATGCCGACCGACTAGCAGAACTTATCACTTCTCGTTATTCGTTGGCAATTCAAGCGAAAGTAATGACGTTTTTTGTATCGGATACGAATGACGAAACAGCCAATCAATTAATTTCTGACATTTACAACGGCGGCGTTGCCACAAAAGTTGACGGCTATTTTGACCCGAAAGAACAAATTATCACGGTAGATAATGCTAGTCTTTCATCAAACCTTGTGGAGTTAAAACGTGAGTACCAAAACATTTTATCTGAATGCTTAAACATGTTAGGCTTAAATTCGCTTGCCGTTGATAAAGAAAGCGGTGTGAGTGATACGGAAGCCAATTCAAACCGAGCATTCACAACAGGGAATGGCAATATCTATCTTGAAGCGAGAAACCGTCCATTCCGATGGTTAGAAAAACGTTTCGGTGTACAATTACGAGCGATTTATAATGATGGTTTAGACAGTGAACTATTAATCTTAAATACAAAGGAGGAGTTCGACAACAATGAAAATCACAACGACAATGTATGATTATCTGCATTCAGAACTGCATAACAATGGCGAAAATGAATTTTTCAATCAAAACCAATTAACTGGTTTTAATGATGATTTCGCCTTTATCCAACGTATTATGGATTATGATGAAGTGGTGGCATCAATTGTTAACCGCCGAATTTTCCACGGTTTATCACTCGCAAAACCTGAATATGATAAAGCATTTAAACGAATGTTTGTCAATCGCTTTTTAAATAGACAGATTCAAACACAAACTATTGATGCTTTTTCTGCAAAAGTAAGTTATGAGTTTTTACAGTTAACACCATATCTGAATAACCTTTTTGAAAACTTTGATAAATATGTGACAGGTCAAACGGACAGCCACCAAGTGGGCGCACAAGATAATCAAATGGATTCAAGAAGTGCGTACCAATCACTACCGCAAACCGTTGTACATTTAGATTTAAATGAAACGATTATCGATTATGCGGATGATAACAATGTGGCACGTACCAAGATGCAAAATGACACGACCACAGATAGCACGAACAACGTTTACAGCCCTGACAACTTAGAAAAGATGCAGGATGTTTTTGATAAAGTATTTAGAATTTTTGAAAGGAAGTGCTTTTTACATGTCTGGTAACGATAAAGAAAAGTTTGAACCTGATTTTTGGAGCCAAGTTGGTTTTTTTGACCACCACGCATTTCATCATAATCATGGCAGATTTTACAATTATGGTCATTTTAAAAACCATTATGAACCATGGTATGATGACAGTTCGGACTTTAACACCAACGCAAAAGATTATTACGATTATTTAGCACGTTTCGGAAAATGGGCGCATGTCGTGGAGGATGTTATTAATCGCTTATTGCGCCGTAACTTAGAAGTAGATGACACCAATTCAATTGATATGACAAAAATAGGCGATTGGATTGACAACGGTGTTTGTCATGGTTTCGATGATGTGATTCATATTAAAGCGGATGTGATTGTGTCGCCCGATGTAGATGAACGCACGTTTAATAATTTCGACCCAAAAACGGTCAAGATTCCCAATGGTACAGTAGTAAGAAAAAATGGTGTGTGGTCGCCTGATTATATAAATGCCTTGAATGCGATTGATAAAGAGATTGGTAATTTAATTAAAATCATCAATGACCAAGGGGATGAAATTAATAATTTAATTAATAACATCAAAAAAATAGAACAGACCCTACAAAAAATTATTGATAATCTTTACAATTCGGGTGCCATTACAACTAACAATATTTACACGTTTAATTTCAATCCAGATAGAAACATTGCTACTGGTAACATTAACCACTTTTCAGGTGTCGCAGGTGGTACGCACTTCATCCGTACACGGAAGGGCGTTGCCGATTACGATGTGACAACAGGTATTTAATCATGGCAGATAAATTTAATTTTGGCGGACGTGTGGAACTTATACAAGGTGGACTTTCTGAAGGTACGGCATCAGAAGGGAACTTGTATAGTGCAAAATTTAGAAATGAATTTCGAGCAGGGCAAAGCGTAGCAAAGTATATTGTTTATATTTGGGCGGATGTCCGAAACTATAAAGAAAATTCCGATGGATCAATAGAATTAGATTTTTATGGTGTAAGTCAATTTAGAGTGCGAACGTATGAAGCACTAAATATCACAACAGCAAGTGTTACGTATACACTGAATGTGGATATGAAAAATGATGGTAATTTAGTTCAGGTATGGCAACAAGCATTAGACTTATCAAGTTCTTTTGATACAGGCGATATATTTGTAACGAATAAAGGTAGCACACCGAAACATTATAAAGTGAATGCAGGACAAACCCTAAAAATTCCAGAAATTAAAGTGGCGCACTGGTTAGCGGATGCGAGTGTGGCGGATGATGAATTTAATTTATACATCGGCGGAAGTATCACAAACACCAATCCTGCCAACTATCGTCCTTATGCCGAGTATCAAGGTGCGTGGAAGGACTTTAATAGTAACAACGGACACATTCAAATTTATTTAAATGGTGCATGGGTAGATAAAAGCCTTGAAAATGCAAACACCATTAAACAACCGAATACAGGACACAATAGAATTTATTTAAATGGGCAATGGTTACAAGCCCCACCAATGAAAGGCGGTAATGCAAATGGGTAGCAGATTTACAAGAAACATCCATAATATTCGCAAGATTGATAATCAAGAATTTCGTACAAATGTACAAAACGACCTATTAAGTGACACGGCAGGCGAGGTGTATGTGCGTACCAAAGAGAAAGAAAAACCACAATACTATCAACTAACAAATGCCGTTAAAAGTGTGAACGGTGTAGCAACGACAGACAGAGCAGGAGCCGTTACAATTGATGTAGGTGTAAAGACTATAAACGGTGAAAAACCAGATGAAAAAGGAAATATCAATATTAGTGGAGGTAATTCAATTTTACCAACAACAATTGATTATACAACTACTAATTATAAATATGAATTTTACTTTGAAGGTGAAGGACTAGGAACAAAATACGAACTTACTTATCGTAAATTTTCCACAGCGGTTGCTAAAAAAATGGATATTATCCAAGAAAATGACAATGATTGTACGTGGGGCTTTGAAGCCTATGCAGAAGGCAACTACGATATTGACATGTACGAAATTGAAAGTGGCGAGCGTGTTTATCACACTGTTTTAACAGTTGTAAAACCTACCTATTCACCTGTTAAAATTCAGGTTGGTAAAGATAGCAAAAATTTACAAATTTGGTTTGATGGTGATTTATCAAACACTTCATACTACAATATGCGCTTTAATGGTATTTCTCCAGAAACTGATGCAGAATTGCCACTCGTTGGGCAATATCAAGAAGGTACAAAACAAACCATGTTTATGGCTACAATTCCAGATAATTATAATACAATGCTTTATTTAAGATTAAGAGTGGCGGATTTCGACCCTGATTTACCAGAAGGATACGTTGCATGGACTGGTACAGTATTGCCACCAACTATGTTACCTTAGGAGGTTAAAACATGAAAGAACGTCCATCCACTTATCGAAAAAATGTAGAAACGGTTCCTCCCTTGATTGAACGTCAAGGGAAGGAGCCACCACTTGTTGACTTTAAATTTTTCAGAAATACACCTTTTAATGATTTTCAAAACACCATCCATTTTTCAAGCAATGCAGAACGAGATAAATTTTTCCTAGAAGAAAATCATTATACAACGATAGACATTCGTGAACCTTTCAATTTTGTCAATCAACGTGGGCATTTAAAAATTGGACTTGATTATAATTCCTGCTATGGTTTAAATTATTGTACATGGCAAGAGCGCCGTTTCAATTTAAGGATGTATGCTTTTGTTGTGGGTGTGAATTATCTAAATGACAATACAACCGAGCTTATTCTTGTGGTGGATAGTGTAATGACCTTTTGTCAAGGGAACTTTCATCAATTAATTGGTGAAGTTGAGGTACAACGTGAACACCTTTCAAAATCAGAATATAGAAGTTATTTGCCTATGATTCGTACCAATTCAGATATTTTAGAAGCCAATACAAAACGATACGTATTTAATAAAGCGGATATATTTAAAGAATTTTGGGTACTGTTTGAATGTTCCGCCGACCTATCAGGCGATTGGGGCGATGCAAAAGACCCTAAATTACCTGTATCCGAAGGTGTGACCTATGACCGTATCACAAGCCCAATAAATTTGTATGTGCTTCAATTAGAAGATTTCCACAAATTAACAACAGGCTTAAAACCATTTCCATGGATTGCCCAATGTATGAAGTCGGTTATCATGCTACCTACTCAATTTATCGATAAAAATGATTTACAACCCGTTTTAATTTCTAGTGCAGATATTAACAATGTTTTCACTTTTAAAAATGGAACTGTGACAAGCCGTCAAAATTTTGGTACTCATTACACCATGAACCAACTCGCAAACTTTTGCGGTGTAGATTATAATGAAGAACCTCATTTATTAAGAACTGGTTATACGACCATGGAAGTTTTTAGTTGGGATGGTCAAGCGGTATACATCGACCCTGCTTTCTTAGATGAAGCGACAGGCTATCAGATGGACTGTATTTCTAGTATTGGGCATTTCAATCAAATCGCCTTGTATCCGATGAACTATAAAACATCGCCATCCGAAAGTGATGATAACGGTGTAAATAAAGGGCAGTTTTTAAACAATGCAATCATTTACAATACCTTTAATGAATTGCCTGTTTATATCGACAGCCCAAAACTCGCACAAGCGCAAAATGCCCACCAAAGGGAACTATCTGAAAGTAAGTTATTATCAAAACGTTTTGACAACGCAACGACTGGCTCAAGTGGTAATAAGCAACAACAGCTAATGGATGCCATCAGTTTGACTACAGACATTGGAGGGGCATTCTTAGGCGGTGGCGCAATTGGTGGTGCTAGTAAGTTATTAGGGATGTATACAGATGAATATGAATTTTACCGTAGTCAAAAAGCCCAATTTGCTGATATGGCTTTGATGCCACCGACTATCAACGGACAAGCCAACGGAACAGCCTTTCAGATTAGTACAAATACCTACGGTGTTACCTTGAAAATGTCTGCACCCGAACAGGTAGAACTTGACAAGATTCGCCGATATTACAATACGTTTGGTTTTGAAATGAATGTACGTAAACAGCTTTCAGATGTTTCTAGTATGTCTATGATGAATTATGTACAATTTTCAGGGAACTGGCATCTTCCTAATGTGCCTGTGGAACTAATGGAACAGTTAAAAGCCCAATTTTTAAATGGAATGAAATTGTGGCATAACGATGGTTCATCCAATCCATTTACTGGTAATTTATTACTGAATAAGAAAGTGAAGTGATTTCATGCCCTCTTATAAAACGTATACGACAGAACAATACCAAGCGTTTTTAAGCCATGATTTCGGCGACAGTTTCGGTATTAAAGATGAAGATTTAGCTACTTGGTTTATGAACCAAGCAGGCGCAAGACCTGTTATCAATTCGTATGGCGTTACTCGTGATAACTTGCTATCTACGTATATTCCACGCTTAAAAGAAGCCTTTGGCAGTGCCGTGGTGTTTCTATGCACCACCGTAACGGAAGGAGGGGGCGCAGGGAATTGGGTCAATCACTACATGAGTGACACGGCATCGGATGGCTTAGGATGTATGAATGATGATATAGACTACATCAAAACGACATTCGATAGACATTTTCCGCCTGCCATGTCTGCACCAGAAGTTGGCGGTGCGTATGTGGAGGACGAAGAAGGGATAACAATGCGTGTCTACAATGCGGTTCCTGATGGTTCAATAGGTTCTTACTTTATTCCTTCAACGATGGCAGGAAATGCATGGATATTCGGTGAAAAATGGTGCCTAGCCAATCAAGGCGCCGCCCCTCCTGCTGTTTATTTTGGCAATCCTTACGACCAGATTATTGAAACGTATAAGAGCTTTGGTATCGACCCTTTCGCACCATCGGGCGACCCAAGCCACAATGCAAAGCCCAACCCTGATACACCAAAAAACCCACCACCTGACACAGGAAAACCAAGTTTACCAGATAGGTTAGAAGATGCGTTTAATAAATTAATAGGTGCAATTAATGATGCACTAGCTCATGATATTCCGTTGGGTTCATCGATGTACTATTTTAATGATAGTGTGAAAGTGACAAGAAAATTTAATAATGTACAGCATGTCAAATTTACGAACGGTTTTACCGATTTTATCAATAGCCTATTAAATTTAGATGATTTAGAAATTTTAGACCCAGATTCAGGGCATCAAGGCAGTGGCACAAAACAACCAGATAAGCCCGACCCTCCTTCAATTCCTGCAGGAAAAGACAATAAAACCGCCCAAAAAATTTGGGATTGGTGCAATGCCAATCAAGGGGGATGGTTTGATACAGACCAAGTATATGGCGCACAGTGCGTTGATTTAGTGTCTTGGATAAACCAGAATGTTTATGGTTTCGGTTTAGACACATCAGGCGACTACGCAAAAAACATCTATCAAAATCCATTGCCCGCTGGATGGCACAAGGTAGAGGGCGACCCTAACAACGATGCACATGCTAAAGAAATATGGAACGGATTGCCGAACGGTTGTTTTGTCTGGTGGACGAATGAAGGCGCAGGACATGTCGGCGTGAAAGCAGGCGATTGGGCAGACACCTTTCAACAAAATTGGAACACGGACGGTTCAGGCGGTCCACTCGTTAGGGCAGATTGTGGACCATGGACGGAATCAGGGGGGGCAGGTTTCTTAGGAGCGTGGGTTCCTGACAACTAACCTCCCCTACCCTACCGAAGGTACCTCCTCTTTTTTCAATTGGTACTAAAGAGGGGGGAGGCTAAAGCCTTGCTATCAGTGAAACTTATTGAATTGGTATAGTTGATACCAGAAAGGACTAAGGCAGTGAAAATGACCTTTAAATTATTTATAGAAGCGTGCCACTGGACGGCACAAAACACCTTTTTTTGGATAATCATGACATTAGTATTTATGGACTTAGCCACAGGATTGATGAAAGCTTTCTATACAAAAACACCTAATTCCACAACGGCATTACAAGGCGTATTAAAACATTCAGCCATCGTGATGATGATATGTGCCGTTTCTATTTTCGGTCATATTATGAAATTAGATTTTATATCGAATGGCTTAATTATCTTTTTTGCAACCAGCTATGGTATTTCAATTCTTGAAAATTTAGGACAAATGAATATTATTGTTCCTAAATGGTTAAAAGAAATACTTGTGAAAGTACAACAAGACTACGACAACGACCCTAAGGGAGGAACAAAAAAATGAGCGAAACCTATTCAAATTTAATTACTTCTAAAAACCCTAATCCAATGTTCTGCGAGCCACGAACTGGAAAAATTGAGTTCATCGTTATCCATCATAATGCAACCACAAATAAAGATGTCGCTATGAACACATGGAATATATCAAGTGGCAATTGGACGAGCGCACATTATGAAATTACGCCGAATGAGATTATCGGATGCGTTGGCGAAAACTATTGCGCTTATCATGCAGGCGGAACAGGTGGAACGGATGTACCAAAAATTGCAAACATCAATCAACGTAGTATCGGACTAGAGCATGTGAACAGCACTGGTGTCCCTGATTGGGCAGTAGCAAAAGAAACACTTGAAAATAGCGCACGCCTTATCGTGGATATTTGCAAACGCTACGGCATTCCAATCGATAGAGGGCATATCTTAGGACACAATGAAATAACCGCTACAGCGTGTCCTGGGGGCATCAACGTGGATAAATTAGTGGCACGTGCCAAAGAACTGGCAGGAGGGAACAAACCAACGCCCCAACCGCCAAAACCAAACGGAAAAGTACGCAGAAATTACCGTGTGGATGGCTTAGAATATGTCAACGGTTTATGGCAAGTGTATTGTCAAGATTTGCATAAGGTAGATTTTAACTGGACGGAAAACGGTATTCCTGTTTCGGTGATTGATAAGGTAAGTCCTGCAACTGGTGAAAAAACACCGAACCAAGTTTTAAGCGTAGGTGATTATTTCAATTTTCAAATTGCTAGCGTTGGTGTGGTGCAGGAACAAACACCTTATAAAGGTTTTACATTAAGTCACGTACAACTACCAGAAGAATTTATCTGGCTGTTTACAGAAAGCAAAGAAAAATTGTTATTCGTTTAGTTGACTGTGAAAACCGATAATGATATATTAAACGTGTAGCAAGGATGCTACCTCCTTAACAGTGCTTTCTTTTGATTCCCTCATTTCCTTCTTTACATGATAAAAAAACCCACGAATTATAAAGGTTCGTGGGTTTTTTGTGGTTTTTTTCGATATTTTGCCGATGCGTTTTGCTCGTTAAATGCTTTAAAATCAGACCGATAAAGTTCTAATTCCTCGCACAATCGGTGGTAAGTGGACTTAATATAGATAGTCAAAATGTCATATTCTTCCACTAATTCCATCCGTTTATTTAGAAAACGTTCCGCATTTATTTTCGCCTGCAATCGTTCATCGGGTTTTAATTCAGGGTCGTTTAGTAGACGTGTACTCATTCTTTCTAGCATTATGTACTTATCAATTTCTTGGGTGGTTTTCAAGCTTATATCATCCGCCCGCATAAATTCATCATAGGAAGGACATTTTTTCATACCTGATTTAATCGGAAAAATTTTACTCATGGTTATCACTTTCTTTCTTTTCTAATTTACCAGTCATTTCATTTAGTGTTATATCCATACCCATTCCTAAAGTAATAGCTCTAAATGCGATATACATTAATATACCTTGTTTATCAACGTCATGCGATTCAATATATTTAGCAAGTTCCTCTAATTCGTCTAATCGACCGTTAATATTTTCTATACTTTCATTCATTTCAATTTCCCTCTTTCTTATTTTATATTATTAATTATAGGTTGCTATTTCTTGATTGTCAATAGAATTTTGATACCATTGTTTCATTTGGTCGTGTTTGCGTTTTAAGAAGTCCAATGGCGCTTTATAGTGTTTCGGATGAATAACAGGATGCAAATCTTGAAAGCTAAATGCCCCTACGCTTGTTTCGATATATAAATAGTCATCCGTCCAATCAATTTCAGATTCATTGATTTCTTTAATTATTGATTTTCGTTCTTCATCGATGCCAACACTCATATTTTCAGCATAAGGCGAACCTGCGACAATTTTCGTTTTACTTGGATAGATGGATACTGTTCCCATGTTATTCACGATTGATTTTTGATTTTCTACCACGATTCCTGCATGAAATTGCGTTTCGATAAACTCACTAAAGGACATATCTGTATTAAAGCTTTCTAGTGGAATACCTCCGCAGTGAACTGCAATCCCTTTTTCTTGACCATCTTTTATGTCTTTTGAATAATAGGCATATTTCTTGTGATTCAAGATATAAAAATGAGTGATGTCATTGTTTTCTATATCCCAAGCCCCTAAGGCAATTGGGTCAAATAATTTTTCTGGCATCTTGTCTTTTATCTTGCTTTTTAGATATAGACTGTCCGTATCACAGTATAAAAAGTTTTCGTCAATTTCTTCAGGTGTTAAATAAGACAATGGCAATAACAATTTATAAACAGCAACAGAAGTCGTCCAAACTGAAAACAAGATATTTCGTGGCGTATTTTCGTATCCATTAATCTGATTTTCTAATTCGCCATCGGGCAATAAACGAAAGATATTGAAATAGGCTCGAAGTGCTGGTACACCATACAAGCCATTCATAAGCGTTTTAGAAATATAAATTTCTTCTGCTGAATAAGTTTCGGTGTTTTCTTCATCTGTCAAAATATAATCGGATGGTGTATTCATGATTATTTTTTTATCAAGTTTACCTTGTGTTTTGATAAAATAGTTTTCGGCTAAATGTTCCCGACTTGCAAAAGGAATGCAATCATACTCAACAACGCTTGTCACTGTCAATTCTTTCAAGTCTAATTGCCCAACTTCTTGAATTAGACGGATGGTATAAGTATTTATACAGACTTCATCATTGCCATTATAGTATTTTGTTAACATTTGCCGAACGATTTTAGATTTAATCTTATATAAGACTTCTAAATTGAAACGAGCTTTCGGAACCGTAAACAAATGATATTTTTCCTTTTGATAAAGGGGCAAAACAATTTTCTTAGGTTTTTCATAATGTGTAAACGAGGAAAGAAATGTGGGTACTAAGTCATGATACATTACATCAGGATAACTAGAGTTTCTATCCATAGAAAAACAAGATTCTTCTAGCAGTTTGCCCACATATTTATCATTATAAAAATTCAAACCGCCCCGATAAAATTGTTTAAAGAAGTCATATAAATTCATGCCATGAAACTGATAATCTGTATATTTTATTTTCTGTTTCTTGCTATCCGTTTCTAATGGAAAATTGTTTAATAATTGAAAGCCTGCCATGATATTGTCGTTGTAATAGTCCAATACATTTTTAGAAAAAGTAATGGCATCATAGCTAAAGCCGTAAAATATTTCTGAATAATAAATATAGCCATAGCCTAAAATTAATACATCATTTTCGATATACGTGAGTTGTTTCTTATCTAACTTAGGCAAAATTGATTTTGCATACTCGAAAGCTTCTCTATCTGAAAGATTTTCGGTTCTATCATATTTTTGATAGTCAAATTCCGTTTTTAACATGCTTTCAGGTATGAAGCCTTTTGCATGCAACTTCTTGCCTATTGTTTTAATAGAGCAGTTCGTTTTCATCCAATTATCAACTGTTTTAAAGCGAATACCCTTGAAATAAATTTCCATATCTAAATTATTCGATGATTTTATACGCTTAGACAAAATGAAACCCTCACGCATTTCGGGTGTAATATCTTTTTGCGTATACGTATAAATATTTTCTTTTGCGTTACGCACATACATATTTCCCTCTTGCATAAAAGGGAACAAATACATTAATTCACGTCGTAAAAAATGGTTATCGTAACGGTTATTATTATGTGCTATCAATTCTATGGTCATGTCTTGATAGCCTTTTTTTGAATATCTCGGTGGTGTGACATAACCGCTTGCCACACACTCAAAAAATTCCTTAACAGTAGAAAAGAGTGTGGTTTCAATTTTGTTCGGTTCTTCATCGCTTATCCATCCGACACACCAAGAAAAAGAGATGTTTTTATAATCGGTAGGTTTGCCACTTTTTTTAGCTTGACTGATATTATAAAGCAATGTTTCAATATCCCAAAAAAGAACAATTTTCTTTTCTTTTCGCAACCTGCGACAACGGTTTATATATAGTGCGAGTTCCTCATTTTCTCTTAACATTTTAATCATCCTTGCATGAATTTACGAAACAGATTTCTTTTAATATCTGCCACCGTATTTTCTTGATAGACTATTTCACGAAACGGCATCGGGTCACGATGTTCCAAGTCATGAATTTTAATACACTTGTGTATCTTAATACTAGAATATTGTGGATCGTCAACGATGGTATTTTTTGAATATGAATTTTCAAACAAGAAAAGACCTTTTGTGTATTTCTTATGATGTTCATCATCATAGAAAAATTCATTCATGAAGCGAACGCCTTTTTTTATGTCACTTGTTTCCGTACAAAAATCATAATCTTGACCACTGTCAACTTCTACAGATAACACTATATACCCTTTTTCTCGATTGTACAATACTTTTAACATGTTTTCATGTGTTTTGATGTAGAAAAATTTTGCACGAGCTTTCACGGCTTGCAAATCATCATCATCAATAATGAATGTGCTATTTATTTTAAATTGTGCGGTTTCCATCGGGTCATCTTCTGCACCAAACATTCTTGAATTACGTTTCTCTTTCACGTTATCATTTCGATTAATTTCCATGATAACCTTAAATTTTCCCTTGTCATAATATCGTTTAGAGTTTATAGGTTGCGTTTCTAGCTTATTGAACAATTTCAAGTGTGCAATAAAGGGGCTATCAAAATTGACCGCATTTCCCATTAATAATGCTCGTGGTGTGTGGATATAAGGCAAGTCCTTATGGTTACGGTCAACACCATCCATAATTGTTTTAAAGCGTTCCCATTCGTCTGGTAAGTAGTCATTTTTCAACGCTAAAAATTCATCATAAACAGCAATTGTAAATTTTTTCAAAAGTGAAGAAGAATACTTCAAATCGGATGCGTTATTAAAATCTGTTATCATGCAGACAGTGACCTTGTCATAAATAACAAGCTTATAATCATCCGATGATTTAATTACCAATAAAGAAGGGTCAAAACAAGATACTTCATCGCAAATCTGATAAATTAATTCGATATAAGCATTTTGTATCGTCCAGTGACGGCAGACCATTAAAAACGGTACACCTGACTTGTGGGCAAAATAGATTAAAAAGCCAATATAGTTGAAACTTTTTCCATCGGAACGATTAGAAATAGAAATAAACCAGTCATAATCTGGATTCGTAAAATCATCCATTAATTTAATTTTATTATAATCAGGAGGAATACATTCACGGTATTCTTCTAGCCATTTCTTGAAATTTTCCTCGTTGATTTCTTCTTGTGATTTCTTTTTCTTAAACATTTTTAACACGTCCTATTCTTGAAATAGTCGTGCTTTCTAATGATTCATTATTGCCAAGGTGCCTTGGTTCCTTCATCCATGTAAGCATACCATACAACGTTGTAACGCCCCTCAGCTTTTTGGATGGCTTGTATCATCCTATTAACGTTTTTTGTGAAGTCCTGAAAGTTTTTCGATTTAGAAATTTCTGAAATAAATTCCGTCATTCCTGCAATGTGCATGTCTGATTGTGCTTCATTATTTTCCGATGGTTTATCATAATACTGTTTATAATTAGATAATGCACTATGATATTTTCCATAGGCAATTGAGCGAGCCATTGCCCAACCCATATTATCAGGGCAAAAATCTTCTAATTTTTTCGGTGTCCATTGAAACATGTTTCCAAAAAATTGGATGGTTTGCACTACATCATCTTTCAAACTATCCGATAAATTCGGGTCAAAAGAGATTTCGTGTGATAGTGTATAATTTGCCATTTCTATTCCTCCAAAAATAAAAAGGGCAGAACCGTGAAAGTTCTACCCATTTATTAAATATTAAATGAAAGGATTTTCTTTTTCAAGATACTCGATGTCCGTTTCTTGACCTACATTAATATCAGTAATGCGGTAGAAGTCGTTTCCTAGTTTGTCACCTTTCACGAACGCAAGACCGACAGGCAAACCGTCAACAGTTTTGAAATTTTTTGCTTCAATTGAACAATCCATTTTGCCAAGATTTTTGCCATTGTTCCAAATTGAGATTCCACTTGCAGGCGCCTTTACAATTGCAAAGCGTTCCTTGTTTTTGGATGTGTAAGTGTGAATGCCAAAATCTTCCAATTTCTTGCCGTTTTCTTCATCGAAAGCGATGTACACCGTTTTCGTTGGTACTTCTTGTTTGAACTTGTCATCTTGTCTGTTTGATGTTGCTGTAATTTGTCCTGCAATAATTAATGTTTCCATGATTGAAATTCCTCCTAGTATATTAAACCTAAAATAATGTAAGTGATTAATGATAATGGTAAAAATGAAATAAATAGAAAGTTAGAAAGCTTGTTCTTAATCTTCATCGCTTTCACCTAATGTAGGTAATAAAGCATCTAATTTATCCATGTTGCCTTTTAACATTCCCATAAATAACAAGATTTTCATGATGTCTTCTTGTGGGTCAAGATTATTGATGATTTCTTCTAGCAAACTATCAACTGCAATTGCAAAATGTTTTTCGCTTGCATTCACCGATACATTGTGCGTATCTTCTGAAAATGTGATAGTAATAAAAGGAATATCCAATTTTCTCATAAACGCATTCGCTCTATCTGCTTTCAGTGAAAATTCTAATTCTTCCTCGGTTTGTACTTTTTCTTCTTTTGACATGATAATTTCCTTCTTTCGTTTTTTGTTTTGTCCTTATCGACAAGACCATCGTATAATAATAAATTCAGATTGTCAATACTTTTCTCGAATAAATTTAGCTAAAAAATATTTTTTAGGGGGGCTAAAAATTTTTGAGAAAGGGAATGTACCTGTCTCTT